ACTATAGCTAAAAGATGGAGGCCTTAGAGAAGACTTCCCTTTTAGAAAGTTGGTTACCCCCGAAGCCATTCCGTCTGCCTTCCCTATAGGGGGAATGCCGGCGGCTGCGGCTTTTTCGAAGCCTTTCCAGAATTTGTCCATCATTTCCCCTTAGCCTCTTCTCTTTTGTTTAGGGCTTCAAGTATAAGGCCAAGTATGCCCCCTACCCCAGCTCCAGCCAGCCCTGCCCTTGTTTTACTTCTTATTTTAAATCGAGGTGCTCTCCCGACCCTTGCTTTAAGACCAGGTGATATAACCCTCTTAGCGCTATTAGCTGCATTACTTGCTGCTGCGTCATAGGTGTTCAATGCGGCCATAGGCGCTGCAAATGAGGCAGCTCCAGCGGCATAGTCTCTTGCTGCGTTCTCGGGCCTTCCTTCTTTATATTTTAAATAACCTCCCTGTAAAGCCCCTGCACCTGCTATAGTGGCTATCAGAGGCAAAGCTGCTCTTCTGATGCTATCACCACCAAAGAGTTTATCGTAGCCCGCAAATATCAGTGCACCGGGAGTTGCTGCAGCTGCTCCGAGGGCAGCACCCTTTAATCCACTTTTTGCTATATCGGATTTAGAGGCTGTCTCCGCCTTTTTCATAAAACCTTCAAAGAATCTGTTCACTTTAAAACTCCCTTATATCTTTTCGCTCCTCGAGGAGCTCTAAAAGTTCCGTCTTGCGTTCTTGAGGAACGTCAAGTTTATACTCAATATCGGTGCGGTTAATTGCGTCAAGCCTTGCTGCCTGCAGCATAGCTACCCTATTCTTTTCGGGCCGATGCACTCTTGTAACCTTCCAGAGTTTGTTGGATTTTAGCTCTAAGATAACATCATCTACATTAAGAGTAGGGTAATTGGTAAATTGTATGTCCGTCTGATTTGGCTGAATCTCCCCCCACTGAGCTACCTGAGCTAATTTAGGGTCTGGCTCCATTCCCATCCATGCCTCTATTGGTGGGTAAAAACCCTCAAGTCTCCCCGTCCCATAGCATGCCTGGCAGTTACTCATCGTAACTCTTTGAAGTACATCGTCCCAGCAGGCTGGGCATCTGGCCCCTTCTTTTCTTTTTTTGTAGATAAAAGTAGGTACTCCATATACCCATCTGTGGGCGAAGATATGCTCTTCAACTACGTAGATCCCTACAAAATCAAGATCACCCTCAAAGGTAAAAACCTCAGAATCAAATGACTGAACTTCTTCGCCGGAAGACCCGCAAAACTCTTTAGCTCTTACCTGATAGTAATAGTTCTTGGTAAGGTCTCTGAGCTCGGCCGTGAAGTCTATAAACTCGTCGTTTCCTCCGGGGAGGATCCCCTCGGCATGGAGCTGCTCCATTTCGGACGGGCTAGCCCCTCGGTATACAAAAAACTTAAGGTTAGTGAGGGGCTGGGTAGTCTCTCTTAGCTTCCACCTAATAAGGACTCTAGATACGTGCTCAATGCTAAGTATCGTAGCATCCACGCTCTCAAACCTTATCTTTTTAAGAATCCCTGCCATTACGCCCCACTAATAATGTCAATACCAAGATCTTTTTTGGTTTCGACTTCTCTTGTAAATTCTTTCGATCTCTTGTACTTGGCTTCCATCCTCTTTCTGAGCTTATTGATGTACCTATCGAGGCCAACATCTACGTCTTTAGTCGATCCAGAAAGAGCTCCTCTTGTTACAAGTGTTTTGCCGTAAGCAATAGCAGGCTCTGTTGCTAGGCCAGCAACAAATCCAGTAGCTAGAGGAGGAATAATGATCTTACCTACTGGGTTTTTAATTAATTTTCTAGGAAAAGCCCATCCAAGGTATTTTATAAACTTTCTATTAAAGCTCTTGCTTATCTTAGGGTTAAGAACCGTTAGAAGAGGTAAGCCTGCGGCTAGCCCATTAATACCAGTTTCGATATCTAGAGTTCTTTCATCCATCTTGGACTCAGAAAGGATTTTATTGTAATGCCTTTTTTGCGTAAACTCTTCATATCCTTTATCTAAGAGCTTTTGCTTTAGAGTGGCCTCTGTCTCTATGGTTCTTCTCTTATCGATAGGCTTAGCAGCAAGCCTGCCAACAACTTGGCCAGGAGCTTGGCCCATCATCCCGAAAAGCCTATCTCCGATAGTTCTGGAAAACTCATCCATGATCTTGTCTTCTGCTTTCCAAATTTTCTGATTTTTTGCGAACTCCTTATCTTCTCTTGCCCACCGCTTTTCCATTTCTTCTATAGTTTCATCTGAAGACGCTTTCTTTTGCATAGTATCTCTAAAATCAGAGTTGAGTGCGTCTTTTTTCTTTGCAATGGAGTAAATCCACTTATCGATACCGGAGGAACCGCCCATACCAAAAGTTGAAAACACTTTTTGTACGATCTTGCTTGCACCCGTAGGCTCTGGCTTTGCCATGTACCTAACTACCTTGATCTTCCGGTCTTCGGGAGCTTTATGTAAAAGAGAGCCCATCCTACGTATTCTGGCCTCAGCTTGCTGGATTCTTTCAGGGTTATAGTGACCTTCTACCATCTGCATCATAGTAGAATCTTTAAGATCTAGACCCTCAGCTCCTGCTCCTGATATCAGTAGAACTCTATTTTCTTTTTCATTAAATTTTCTTATCTCTTCCGGTCGAGTTTTTGAGGTAGAGCCTTCTTGGCCGAGACCGACAAATTTAGAAAACTTAATTCCTCTTTTCTTGAGAGCTTCCTCTACCGCCCCTAATTGTCCGTTAATTAGGTTGCCGTAGATCACTGTTTTGTTGTCTTTATCTTCTTTTATGTGCTCTGCCGCGTCCTCTACAATTTGCTTAACCTTCGGAGAATACTCCTCGGGATTTTTTTCCTTTAGCGTCTTATCTAGAACTGAGGGGTCAGTAGAAACCTGGCGAGCCTGCATCAACTTGGCAAAAGCTGCCTTAGCCTCTTTTTGCCCAATTGGGAGGTTGTTTCTGATTTTCCATCTCGTAATAGGGTCAACAGCTGTAAGGGTGTAATTGTAGAGTTTGATCTGCTCTTTAGACATGGGAATGATTTTTGTTTCAACTTCTCTTTTCGGCATGTCTTTTGAAAGATCTTCGTGAGAGATAAAGTCAAGTTTCCCCCTTAGGTACTTAGCTAGCTGGTTTTTGTTTTTAAGCTTCTTTTCAATATGAACTTTTGGCCTAAATATGCCATGACGCTTCGCGTCTTTTCTGACAAAGAGCTTATCGAAAAACTTCTTACTAACAAGTCTATGGCCTTTGTTAGTATAAGTAATATCCATCAGGGGGACGATGTCATTTGGCTCATTATTGACAACTGAGCCTGTAAGGGTTATGGCGTTTTTAACTTTTTTTCTGTGATCAAGAAGCTTGTTGTAAGTAACGCCCTCGGTGCCTCTAGCTCTATGGATCTCGTCCATAATCAAAGTATCAGCACCAGTGTCTTCTAATACCTTATCTCCGTGCTCTCTAAAGAGTTCGTAAGATATAATATTATAATCAGACGAAGACTTGTCTCCGACATTCTTTGACCTTCTATCTCCTTTTGGCCCATAAACCGAGTAGGACGAGTCAGTAAATTGCTTTAGATTTTTAACAAAATTTTCCCTAAGAGACGCAGGGACTACTACTACAGCTTTCTTGGCTTTACCCTTTTTCTTAAGGTCTTCGTAGCCAGCTATACCTGTTAGGGTCTTTCCCGATCCAGTAGCGTGGGCAACCAGCAGGCTGCCACCGTTGGCATTAAGTCTTTCGATAGCTCTTTTCTGGTGATCTCTTAGCTTTACGTCCTTTCTAAGAGACGCGGTTTTAATCCCCAGAAGAGGACCGATAAGTTTGCCTACATTCTTTTTAGCGGCATGGTGGCCATATGCGCCGCCGAGTCCTGCGCCAAGAAGAGTTAAAAGAAGAGGAGACTTTGCAATGAGCTTGTCTCTCATTGTCTTGTCTTCTTTCTCTTTTAGCTTTTCCTCTAATGCGCCCCTCGCAAGAAAGCCCACTCCGCCCAGAGCAGCAGATCCGCCGGACATCCCCAAGATAGTGTTTCCGAACCTATAAAACTTCCCGACCTTATTACCAATCTCAGAAAGGCTAGCAGCTTGCTTATAAAATCCCGTAAGTATAGCTAATTCGGTCTTTTGGATTTCGTTCATATGTTCACCAATCGTATCCAATATTGTCGTACTCGGAATGAGCGCCACCCCAACCGCGCTTTATATTCTTTGCGATCTTCATGTTTTGCTTTTTCCGCTCATAGTCATTTTGAAAGTTTGTCATCCAAGCTTGATAATATTGGGTCTTGTTAGACCTTACAAAGCTGGATCCGCCCGCAGAGTAGCTAAGCTCGTTTCTGGCTTGAAGTATCCCTTGGGTTTTGAGTATCTGTATAGCCGCCCCATGCATTAATAGATAAAGGCTAGGGTAGGTAAGGATATCTATGTTTCCTATATGAGGAGCAGTCGAGTTCCAATCCGATATAGCCATATCAATAGCAAAGCTCATTAGATCGTCGTCAGACTCTTCTTTTCTAATAAGCCTGTTCATCGCGGGAGTATCTTGGAGAAAAAGGCGAAGATATCTCTTCGCCTTCTCCATGCGCTTTGTTGCTTGTTCTGATCTGTTAGCCATTAAATCAAACCTTCACCTTTATCGGCTGCTGTTGAGGACTCATCAGTAGTGTTTACTGCTGAGTTATCATCCATAAAAGGAGGGGCTTCTGGGCCTGTAACCTCTTTAGGAGTTCCCAAGTCTTCCTTTGATACTTCCTTTTGGGCTTTACGCCGATTTCTTCTGCTTCTTGTCTCCTTGCTAGGAGCTGTTACTTCAAAATTAGGCTTCCCGTCAGGGTTAACAACATCAGCTTCTGGCTGTGCGTTAATCTGCTCTTTTGTGGGAGATTGCCCCATCTCTTTGGCTTTTGCCCTTCTACTTACGCCGTGATCTGATTCTTCCTTGTCAGGCTCTCTTTTTCCGGCTCCAGATGCGGGAGTGACTCCAGGAGACGTTCTTTCTTTTGTCTGAAGAGTGTGGTCCTTCAGAGCGGTAACAACATCGTCAACTGGGGTAATATTAATAAATCCACCCCTTGCAAGAGCAAGAGTGCCTTCGTTAAGATCTGATACAATCTTCGATCTGTTTTGAAAAAGAGGAAAGGGATTGCCTGAGTCATCTCTAATTGATACAGGATGCCCTACCTTCTCCAGAGCGGTCCTCAGATCTACCTTTGATTTTGGGTGAAGCCTAGGCTTCTTCACGGTGATATTCGTGATTTTGTACTTCTGCTGTGTTTTCATCATTATTGTGTTCTCCAAATTTTAAACAATAAGGGCCGATGATTATTATAAACCACCGGCCCTTTTTGAGCGAATCTTAAATAGTTCCGCCAACAGGAATTGGGCTAGGTACATTTAGCTCAAGTTTTGCGAGAGCTTTAATGTTGCCAATGCCTTCTGCGATGTATTCCCAGCTCTTCCAGAGCACGAGATCGGCCTCTTTCTTGATCCAGAACTTCATGTCGTTAAGGATAAAGAAGTTTCCAAGGTATGCCGGTGGAGCATAAGCCCAAACTTCACCAGGAAGGATGATGCTGTGCTTGTTGGTCACAACGAGCTTCCTGTTGAGGATTGACTTGTATTTGTAGCCGTCTGTGGTGATTTCAGAGGCCAGCGGAGAACCGATTTCGGTTGCAGGCTGGATCATCCAGTCATCATAGTCGACTGTGTTCATAAGGATACACCCTACGTCAAGCTCATCAAAATCGATCATTTTGAAAAGAGATGTGAGCTCCTTGCGGTCTACAGCAGTTGCGCCAGATACAAGGCGTTTGCCTGTGATGCTGACAGCAGCTTCTGAGTACTCAATCCACTTTTCGTCTTCGACTCTTTGAATGTCCTTGACGGAGTTTTCTTCGATTACCTTTGTTACAGGATAATCGTAAGCAAGCAATTCCGCTTCGTTTTTGCCGAATTTCTCACTTTCAATCTTGAAGAAGGGGATAGCATAACGCTTGCCCTGGATATATCGCTCATCTGCTTCAGAAGCAAAATTCACGGCCATGGCCTTGCTGTCATGCTCGATGTCCACAACTTTTACAAGAGTGTCATGATCGGTTGATCTTTGGCAATCAGCACGAGTTACTGATTCTGGTGGCATAATTCTACGAGCAAAGCCAATTTCTCGGATCTTGCTGCGTACGAAAGCTGCGCCAGCTGCCGCTGTCTTTTGGAGTCCATCTACGGTATCCAGTCGCTCAATAAACATGTTATTGAAGGTCTGGGCATCTAATCCTTCGTAATTCATTATAAATCTCCTTATTACGAGTTTACCCAGACTAGGCTAGATCACCAGGTCTGCGGGTTTCAAAAACAAGCCAGCCATCACCAACTTCAAGGACTTGTCCAAGAACCGGCTCGCCAGAAGACGCCTTAGTAACATGCGCTTCGCCTGCACTGTAATCTTTGACTGTAAGGGCATCGCCTACTTCGTAGTCAGCCGTTTCGTCAAATTGATTAGTTTTGAGAACTACGTGACTGCCGAGGATCAGGGTTACTGCTCCTGTAGCTTTAACGTCGTAGCGCTCTGTTCCACAGAATACTGGGTATGTATTCGCAACTGGAGTCGCGCCAGGTCTTTCAACTTGGCCGTCAGAGTTGAGAACGCCCCACTCACCTGTGAGCAATTCGGTAGCAGGAGCCAGGGGCTTATCTGCTCGGAACATGGTCTCCAAACCGCGGAGAACCTGTAGCCGCAAGTCATCAGTAGTCAGGTCTTCCTGAACTGGGACTGTACGAGCATCATTGATGGTAACAGTCATTGCTGCCCTCCTTGAAAAAAGTTACATCAATCAACAATTGCGGCCTGGAATTCTTCTTCAGCGTTTCTCGAATAAGGATCGACAGTGTCGGGTTCCAGTTCGCCCAGCTTAACGCTGGCGCCGTTCAATTCCAGTGCCTTTTCTAAAACAGTAAGGTCTTGAGTTATCAGCGACGCTACCTTTTCCTCTAGCTCGCCGTACGTCTGGGGGAGTTCCCCCATTCCCATCCCAGCTTGCTTATAAATAAGCTCGATGGCGTGGGCTCGCTTCTTATGCCCTTCGCATTCATCATGAAGGCGGAGCATTGCGGAAGCTACTTTCTCTCCAAATTCTGGACCTAAGCTGCCTGATGCTACTTTCGGAAATGACTTTGGTTTATAGTCCGAGCGGTTATTCTCTTTCATAGTTTTTCCTATTTCGACCGCTTTGGTCAACCCTTTCTCTAATCCTACACCAATAATAATAGGCTCAGCAATATGTCTGGCTTTAACTAAAGGAGCTAGAGCAGAGGATCTCGTTATTTCCTTGTATGTGCCTTTTCCCCAAGGAACCTTCTCTTTGATTTTAAAGAGTGGCTTCCCGACCTTGGGAGTTTTCGCTAGGATGTTTCCTGCGGCCGTATCCATAACAAGCATGGGGCCGTTTACATGGCGCCACATTTTCTTTTGAAACCCTTTTGGAGACTTCAGCACCTTGTTAGCTATAGCCCCGGGTATCCACATAACAAAAGAAGTCGGCCCCGAAATCTCATTAACAGCCTGCTGCCTGTAGCCCCTGAGAGCTTTTCTGTGCGCCCTGGTATTGATACCTTTAGCGAAACTAGACGGTACAGCAGGTTTTCGGCGACGCTTAACAACCTTTTTGCCGGCCTTACGGCCGACGCGCATAGCTTTAAGGAAGCCCTTAAAAACAGATTTTGGGATTATGGCTGGCACTATAAGTTCATCTGCCTCATTACAGTATCAACATCTTCAATTGCGTCGGAGTAACCTTCGCGTTCACCCTTTTTATGACCTAATGCAGCTCCAGCGCCACCTGCGCCACCAAGAGCTAGCACCTTCATCAGAGGGCCGCGAATACTTTTGATTTTCTTCGCTGCTCCTGTTTTTTCGATAAACTGCTGTATTTGTTCTGGCTTTTTGCCAGAATCCATAGCGGCTTTTTCGAACTCGGCTAACTGGGTCAAGACGGGAAGATTGAGTATCGTATCCACAATTGCCATACTCGAAGCAACCTTCTCTTGAAGCGTCTTAATCGACGTTTCATCTATGGCAGGTTTTTCCGG